CAAGCTAAAGAAACACGTGCTACTCGTTTATCAGTAGAAACAGGAAGTAAAGTTGATCCAGATACAATATCGACAAATGATTTAGTTTTTAGAGTTATGACATGGGATCATGTTCCGGTTGCCCCAAAAGTACCAAGAAAAAATGTAAAAAAGAAAACAGCAAAAGATATTTTTGAGTTTGATGATGACATTGTGGATCCTGATGAGATTTTTGCTGACTTAGAAGACGTTACAACTAAAAAAGAAGTTGATGACATGGTTCATGTCAAGGTTAACTTTCCCCCATTCCAACATTACAAGATTGATGAAACCAATACATTCTACTGTGTGGGTAGAAGTCATTGGAAGGGTGATTTAGCTACAGGTGACTTTAGTAAAGACCACGGACAAATCACAAACAAACTAGCCCGCATGTATATTATGATGTGCGAAAAATATGCTATGAAGTTTAACTGGCGTGGATATACGTACAATGATGAAATGCGTAACAGTGCTATCTTACAATTAACATATGTTGGATTACGATTCAATGAGGCCAAATCAGCGAACCCATTTGCGTATTACACAGCGGCTATTACCAACAGTTTTTGTCGTGTGTTAAATATTGAAAAGCGTAATCAAAATATTCGTGATGACATTTTAGAAATTAACGGACTTAACCCAAGTTGGAGTCGCCAAAATTCGGGTGGTGTTGTTGTTACATTTGATGAATAATCAATTTAACCAATGCCATTGCATTGCAAAATTGTTTCCTATATACTGAGTAGATGACTAACCTATTTAAAAAAGCTGCCGTTTTTACGGACATTCATTTTGGATTAAAAAGCAATAGCATACAGCACAACCAAGACTGTATGGATTTTGTTGATTGGTTCATTCAAAAAGCAAAAAAAGAAAATTGCGAAACCTGTTTCTTTTTGGGTGATTACAATCATCATCGTGCAAGTATTAATATTCATACACTACAATTTGGTTTACAAGCATTGGAGAAATTAAGTGCTAACTTTGATACTGTATATTTTATACCAGGCAATCATGACCTTTATTATCGTGACCGTAGGGACATTCACAGTGTTGAGTGGGCTAAACATCTACCAAACGTACAAATCATCAACGACTTCTTCACGCAAGGAGACGTAGTAATTGCGCCGTGGTTAGTTAAAGATGACTATAAAAAAATTCAAAAACTAAGCGGCAAATATATGTTTGGGCATTTTGAATTACCAAGATTCTATATGAATGCTATGGTTGAGATGCCAGACCATGGCGAAATTAATACTGACCATATGCGTGGGTTCGATAAAGTATTCAGTGGTCATTTTCATAAAAGGCAAAGCCGTGCTAATGTTTGGTACATTGGTAATGCTTTCCCACATAATTATGCTGATGCAGGAGATGATGCAAGAGGCATGATGATATTAGAATGGGGACAAGACCCAGAATTTCATAGTTGGCCGCGACAACCTGTTTATCGTGTACATAAACTAAGCGATATCTTAGAAAGCCCAGAGCAGTATCTTTTAATTGACAGCTATGTTAGAGTGCATCTTGATATTGATATTAGCTATGAAGAAGCTAACTTTTTACGTGAAACATTTATACCAGAACATAAATTAAGAGAAATGACATTAATTCCAATAAAAGGTGAAGCTGTTGAGCAGGGCATGAGTGCAGATGGTCTTAAGTTTGAAAGTGTAGACCAAATCATTATTGACCAAATCAATGCCATTGAATCAAATACGTTTGATAAAAAGATTTTATTGGACATCTATAATAACCTATGATAACACTTAAGAACATAACATTACGAAACTTTTTAAGTATTGGACAAGTAACACAAGCAGTTGACTTTAACCGAAAAGACTTAACACTTATTTTAGGTGAAAACTTAGACTTAGGAGGTGATGGTGCTAGAAACGGTACGGGTAAAACCACACTGATTCAGGGTCTTAGCTATGCACTATTTGGTGTGCCCATTAATGATATTCGTAAAGATAACTTAGTTAATCGTACCAATACAAAAAACATGATGGTTACATTAGAGTTTAATGTAAACGGCACTGAGTATAAAATTGAACGAGGTCGTAAACCCAATGTACTAAAGTTCTATGTGAACAGTATTCAAGAACGAACTAGTGAAGACCAACAAGGTGAGAACAAAGAAACACAACATGCAATTGAGCGTGTGATTAATATGTCTCCTGAAATGTTTAGACATATTGTGGTTCTCAATACATATAGTCAACCATTTTTGGCATTGAAGGCAAATGAACAAAAAGATATTATTGAACAGTTATTGGGTATTACTTTACTAAGTGAAAAGGCTGAAGTCATTAAAGAAATGATTAGAACCAGCAAGGATAATATCCAACAAGAAGAATTTAATATCAAAGCCATTGAAGAAGCTAATAAGCGTGTTAAAGAACAAATTGAATCTACCAAACGTAGACAAAAGTTGTGGAAGATGAAGCACGATGAGGATTTAGAGAAACTTGCTATTGATTATCAGCGGTTAATTACTATTGATATTGCTGTTGAGTTACAGTCTCATAAAGATTTAACCACATACAATGAAAAGCGTAAAGCTATTGATGACCTAAATAAATTAATTGCTAGGTGTGTGGCTGACGAAGCCAAAGAAGAAAAATTAATAAGCAAGCTAACTAAAGAAATTAGTGATTTAAAAAATCACACATGTTATGCATGTGGACAAGAGTTTCACGATACAAAACATGAAAGTGTTTTGAACGAAAAGGTAAAATCATTACAAGAAGCATCATTGCAGGCTTTAGCTACCAATACGCAGTACTTAGAAAATACACAGGCATTACAAGAGTTGGGCGTGTTAGGTACAATGCCTATCACACATTATGATACTGAAGCAGAAGCAGTTAAGCATAGTAGCCAACTTGAAAATCTTATTAAAGATATTGAAAGAAAAAGCGAAGAAGTTGATCCATACAGCGAACAGATTAGTGAAATGGAAAACCAAGCACTGCAAGAAATTAGTTTTGATAGAATTAATGTGTATACTAAAACTATGGAACACCAAAAGTTTTTACTAGATTTATTATCAAGTAAAGACAGTTTTGTTCGTAAAAAGATTATTGACCAAAACTTAAGTTACTTGAATGCACGATTAACTCATTACCTAGATAAGATTGGGTTACCACATAATGTTATTTTCAAGAACGATTTACAAGTTGAGATTACAGAATTGGGTAGAGAACTCGACTTTGATAATTTAAGTCGAGGCGAACGTAATCGTTTGATATTAGGTTTAAGTTTTGCGTTCCGTGATGTTTGGGAGAATCTATATAGCCCAATCAATACCTTGTTTATTGATGAGTTGATTGATAGTGGTCTTGACACAATGGGTGTTGAGAACAGTATTGCTATTCTTAAAGACATGAGTAGACGTAGGCAAAAATCTATTTGGCTAGTAAGTCATAGAGAAGAATTAGCGGGTCGAGTACCCAGTGTGTTAAAAGTTGTTAAAGAAAATGGCTTTACGACATATAGTTCATCAGTAGATATGGAATAATTTTCCTACTGAAAAATACAGATAAGTAAAGCATATGACAAGTCCACAAAAAGCAAAAGGTTCAGGTTTTGAAAGAGATATAGCTAAATATCTTTCAGAGGCATATGGTGAGAGTTTTATTCGTGCCCCTGGATCAGGTGCTTATGTGGGTGGAAAAAATCAAGTACGCAAAGAAGTCTTGCATGAGGGTCAAATACGTAGCTTTAAAGGTGATGTAGTTCCCGGAGAGTCATTCAAACGAATGAACATAGAGTGCAAATTTTATGCTGATTTTCCGTTTCATCTGTTGCTTACAGGAGACTGTAAAGTAATAGATACTTGGATAGACCAACTCATGGATGTAGCTGACCCTGATGACATTAATATTCTTTTCATGAAGTTTAATCGTAAGGGCAAGTATATTGCTGTACAAAGTAAATTAACTTGGATATCAGATAATTTTATTTACTACAGTTCTGCAAAGCATGGCGATTGGACTATTTTCGAATTTGACTTATTCTTCAAACTAAACACTCAATTACTAAAAACATATTCAACAGCAGACACCACGTCAAAACCAATTGATTCAAGCATCTTAACGATAGCAGTTTAAAAATTTGTTGTCTCCGTGGGAGACCTCCTTGAGTTTGTACGGGTTGTGCTGTGCTGACGGATCTGGAGCAAGCATAGTTAGTGATAACTATGGATATACCGAGAAGGCAATCGGCAAAGCGAACCTTCAACAAGTCTATGATTACTTTATCTTGATATCATAGAATGTGCGTTGCGGAAGAAACAACTAAAGTTGTTAGCTTCACTACAGTCCCATAAGTACTTTACAGAGCAACCGGTAGCAAACAGTGTCAGAAATAGGCGACTGTTTGGGGAATAGATAACATTGGTCGACGGTCGTGGCAAACAACCTTACCCATTGGTAGTGCAAATTTGCACTACCATGGCTCTCAAATCGGCAATAAGTTCCTTAAGAAGATAAAGTAAAAAAGAATTAAGAATCGTAAAAAAAATAAGACCGAACGAAGTGAGGTCTTAGATGAACGAAGTTCATCTCTATAAGGGCTTCCCTAACTTGATAAATGAATAGTAGCGCCCAAATTAAAAGAATGGTAACTGCGTTTTCTTAGTTGTTTCTAAGTTACTATCAATGATAGCGGCAATCTCTGATGTCTCATCTGCGGACATGTTTAGTATGTCCTCATATGAAGCTCCTCCCCGCATGTACCATGCATAACTTAATGCATTTCTTTTTATGGTACTAACATCTTTTTCCATCCCTTCAATCAGCTCCTGAACCTTTTCGGGCGGCAGGTTCAGAAGCCTTAACCGAAAAAATCAGTTACATTTAGTGTAAGAGTTTGGTCATACTCATATTGGCACTGTACGCATTTGATTTTTAATGGTTTAATACCAGATTCTTCACGCATTTTAGTATTGTAATCTCTGATAGATTCATACATTGTTTTACTGCAATTTTCTAAAAAGTTATGAATAAATTCTGTTTGAGTTACTTCTTCACCTGATGGTACAGTAATACTATGAATGGTTTTAGCCAAAGCCTTCATACTAACTTCTGTAACTGCTTTCAATGCTTCTTTACTTTTTTTGATTTTTTCATCAATATCTTCAATTGCATTGATGTTACCAAAAGCCCGTTGCATCTCAAACTGTGCTAAACTAACTTCATTCATTTCTTTATATGTAAGTGGTTTAAATTTAATTTTTAAGTCAGCTAAATCCAATAATTGAGAATAGTCTGCTGATTTTAAACCAGTAAGTAACCCACCTAGATTAATTTTGTACTCACTTTCTTCATCACATTTTGGGCATGTAGAAGAAATATCCATACCATCATTACTTGATGCGCTTCTAATTGCTACCATAATTGCATCTAAGTCTGAACTGTTAATTAACCATGGCTGCTTGATTGCAGGAATACAGCTTTTCATAATATCAACAAGTGCCTGTCCGTTAAACAACGCATCAGGGGTCTTTGTAGTGATATCATCAATAGCAGTCATTGGATACACCGGTAATTCACCGTTTTCAGGCATATCAATAACATCAGGGCTGTAATAGGCTCCACCACTAGGTAATTTCAAATATATTGATGGTCTGCGAAAAAATTGTCTTAACGGGTTGTTATTCATTGGTTTCCTCTTTAAATAATGGGTATTTTAAAATACTAAATACTAATGATATTTAGTGTGCAAAAAGTGCCACTTTAAAAAACGGGAATAAATATGGCCGGTGAAAATGAAGAAGCAGGTTTAACTGCTGAAGCCCTTAGAAATTTAGCAGAAAGTGCTGACAAGCAACGCATAGCCACGGCCTTGCAAATTGAACTAATGCACAAAATGGCCACAGAAATGGGCCTTAATACTGGAAAGCTAAAATCCGGTAACTCTGCATTAGAAGATTTCATAACAGAAACCAGAGCGGCAACTGAAGCTGAAAAAGCAAACGCAGAAGCACTAGAAAAAGAACAAAAAGCACTTGCAAATTTAACAGCCGCAGGCAACAAAGCAGGTGAAGGTTTAGGATTATTTGCTAAAGGATTGTTCACTGCTGGTGGTGACATGACCAAATACTCAGGTGCTGTGGGTTCAATGGGTGATGCGGCATTTAGTGCAGGTAAAGCATTTGGTCCATTGGGTATGGCAATCGGTGGTGCAGTTAAAGCACTTACTATGTTGTTTGGCGCCGTTATGGAGCAGAACAAGAACATGCTCAATGCGGCAGACAGTCTTAGTAAGATTGGTGCTACTGGAGATTTAACTACCACTCAAATTAGAGATATGGGTGCCAAAGCTGGTTACTCATCAGACCAACTAGACAAGTTTGTTGCACCTATTAAAAAATTAGGTCCTGCTATTATTGGTCTCGGTGTTAGTGCTACCGATGGCGCAAAAGCCATGGGCCAGCTAATGGAGATGGATGAGACTGTATTAGCTGGATTTAGAAATTTAGGTGTATCACAAGAAGAATTAAACGCTAATCAGGCTGATTACATTAGATTACAAATAATGAGTGGTCAGCAAATTACTGAGCGTTCAAAACAAGATGGGTCATTGCGTAAAGCTAGTATTGAATATACTAATAACTTGTTAGAATTAAGTGCATTATCAGGCGAAGATGTAGAAAGTATTAAAAAGAAACAGGAAATGAATCGTGCAGATTTAGCTGTTGCTACACGTTTAGCTATTATGCAAGATAAAGAAGAAGCATTGCGAGCCAAAGCCGCAAAAGCAACTGACAAAGGTATTCAAGATGATTTAAACAGACAAGCAGATAAAGTAGCGACAGAATCTAAAAATATGAGGGCTCTACAAGACGTTGCAAGCACAATGGGTATGAGTCAAAAAGAAATGGCCGGCTTTAATAGTATGCTTGCTACTGGTAACTTTAATGAGTTAAGTAAAGGCTTTGCCGCAGGTGTTCCTGGTATTTTAGAATTCATGAAAGCAGTTAAAGAAGGTAAAAAATCACCTGAAGAATTACGTATCTTCATGGCAGAAGCTACTAAAAGAACTAGAGATGCAATGGGCGAAGCTATTATTCAAAATAAAGATATTGGTGATAGTGTTGCATACAGTTCTGGTTTAATAGAAAACGAAGCTAAATTTAGAGGAAAAAGCCTAGAGGAAATGCAGGCTATTGTAGAAAAAGAAAAAGCAGACAGAGCAAAAACTGCATCAGGTGTAGGTGATGACGCTAAAAACGCACGTAACGCACAAGAAACAACTGAACGTAGAATGCGTTTAGCTAAAGATGAATTTGTGGGAATGATACAAGGCCCGTTTACTAAGGCATTTGAATATGTACAAAAAATGATGGGTGAGTTTGCTAAATGGATAGCAGGTATGCTAGATAAGTTTACCGGTTCTCATTTCGCTGATATGTTTAAAACCCCTGAAGAAATCCAAAAAGAACAAGAAGAAACGGCAAAAGAAATTGCTACAGTTAATGCAAAGATAGCAGAATCATCACAGTCTTTGGGTGACCCAAAGAAAGCTGTAGAAGATGCTAGAAAAGTAAAAGAACAGCATGAAAACGAATACACAGATAATGAACGTCACATTGAAGAATTAAAAAAACAACGTGATAAAGAAACTGATTCTGCTAAAAAGAAACTACTTTCTGACCAAATCTATGAAAGCAGACAAAAATCAAATGAGATTAACCGTCAAGTCACTATGGATAGACAGAAGGTTATTGAAAATCAAAAATTAGCAAGTGAAGGTGGAAAACAACGGGCTGAAGAAAAATTAGCTAATTTAAGAAAACAACAAGCAGAGTTGCAAGAAAAGGCTGGTCAACAAGAAAAAGCATTTAAAGATGCAGGCGGTAAGGCGGCGGTAAAACCCGGGGATTCACCTGAGGCTGCGGTAAGTGCGTTAAAAGGTCCGCAAAAAGAGTTTTATGATAAAATGTATGCTACATTGCTTGAAGAAGCAAAGAAGCAAAAACTAGCCAACCCTGAAGCAATTGCACGTTTAGGAGCCGCACAATCGTCACAAGAAACCGGCTATGGTAAAGCAACTGCCGGCGGAAATAATTTCTTTGGCATTAAAGCGAAACCTGGCGATAAAAATGCTAGCATGGTTGACACTCAAGAATATGATGCAAAACAAGGCAAAATGGTTACTACCAAAGCCGGTTTTAGAAAATACGATAGTATGAATGAGTCAGCCGCTGACTATATTAAATTTTTACAAGAAAACAAAAATTATAAAGGTGTTTTAGAGGCCAAAACAGCAGAAGAAGCTATTGCCGCACAAGGCAAAAGTGGATATGCAAGTGATCCTACATATTCTAAAAGTCTTGCTAAAATTAATGCTAGGGCCCAAACACCAGAATCACGTCCTGCAGGACAACTACCAACACAAGTTGCATCGGCGGCTCCTGACATGTCTGCTTATAAGAGCAGGGCAGAAACAGGTAGTACTGAACAATTAAAACAAGCAGGATTGAAAATTAAAAAAGGTGATGTACAAAAAGACGGCTCCGCACTTAATCCTAAATTAATTCAGATTGCACAAAATGTACAAGCAGGTATACCGGGCTTCTCACAATTTACGGGCTTCAATGATGTATTCCATCAAGAAAAAGCACCTAAAAGCCAACATGCAAAGGGTCTTGCATTTGATTTTGTATTAGATAAACCACCTAGTAGAGAAGAAGGTAAAAAATTAGTAGCTATGTTACAGAGTATGGGCTTAGACTATGTGCAAGATGAGTATAATAATCCAAGCCCCGGCGCAACAGCAGGTCACATGCATGGTCAACTAAAAGCATATGATGGTGGAGTATTTGAGGGTATTTCTAAAATGCTGGGTTCAGTTATGAATGGACCTGCTAGTGGGTATCAAGTTAAAACACCTGGTGGAAAAGATGTAGAAATGCACAATAGAGAAGCTATTGTACCATTGCAAAATAAAAATGATAGAATACAAATATTAAAAGGTGGAGTTACTAAATCTCCCTTATCAGATGTATTAGTATCTGATAAATCTACTACTTCAAAAAATAAATTAGGTTTGGAATCTAAATCTCCCTTATCAGATGTATTAGTATCTGATAAATCTACTACTTCAAAAAATAAATTAGGTTTGGAATCTAATGATTCTACAAATCAACAGTTGTTTATGAAGTATAAAAATTTGGTTGATACTCAAACTATAAATTTAAGTAAAGTTACAAGTGCTACTGACAACAATAAACAAGCAGGTATGCTTAGTTCTAAAATAACAGCATTACCCGACGCATCTCAGAAATTTAAAGAAATTAGCAAAAATGATGAGAATACTACAGAAGAAAAACAAGCAACCATTCCACCTGTAGGTGCAGTAGCAACCCCCAATGATAACCAAAATAATGAAAATTTGATTGCTGTTATGGAAAATATTCAACAAATTTTATTGACTAAATTTGACGATATGATAGACGCATTGAATGATGGAAATAGTACATCCAAGAAATTATTAAATGTTTCTAGGGTCTAACGCTAAATACTACATAATATTATGACCTACAAAAAACGTTTCACTAATAAAAGTGGTATATCTAGTCCAATCAGCGGTGGCAATAGTACCTCTGGTGCATGGAACGGTAGCCCAGGCCAAAATGGTTCTAGCACTGGTGGTTGGAACAACAATGAATTTGGCTATAAGAACTACATGTCTAGACTTCCTGAAGTCTATACAGGTCACCCAAATCGTATTGAACGCTATAATCAATATGAAATGATGGACGTTGATGCGGAAATTAACGCATGTTTGGACATTCTAGCTGAATTCAGTACACAGAAAAACGAACATAATGATACCCCATTCAATTTAAAATATAAAGATGATCCAACTCCTCATGAGATTGAATTATTAAAAACTCAATTACAACAATGGGCGAAACTAAACGAATTTAACACCCGTGCTTTTAAGATTTTTAGAAACGTAGTAAAATACGGAGACCAAGTTTTTGTTCGTGACCCAGAAACGTTTAAATTGTTTTGGGTAGACATGACTAAAGTTATTAAAGTTATTGTTAATGAAAGTGAAGGTAAATTACCAGAACAGTACGTTATTAAAGACATTAATATCAACTTACAAAATCTTACAGTAGCACAAAAAACTAACACAGACTTTGCCGCTAATCCGGCAACTGGCTTAGGTGGTACAGGTGGTGGTGCAGGATCAGGTGGATATACTGTTCCAAGTATGCCTTATAATACTACAGGTAGCCGTTTCACTTTGGGTCAAAGCGAAAGTGCGATAGATGCTAAACACGTAGTACATTTAAGTTTAACTGAAGGTTTGGATCGTTTTTGGCCCTTTGGTCAAAGCATCTTAGAGAATATTTTCAAAGTATACAAACAAAAAGAATTATTAGAAGATGCGGTTCTAATCTATCGTGTACAACGTGCTCCAGAACGTAGAATGTTTAAGATTGACGTTGGTAATATGCCAAGTCACTTAGCTATGGCTTTCGTTGAGCGTATAAAAAATGAAATTCACCAAAGACGTATCCCAAGTATTCACGGTGGACAATCAGTAGTAGATGCTACATATAGCCCATTATCTACTAATGAAGATTACTTTTTCCCAGTCACTGCTGACGGTAGAGGAAGTAGTGTTGAAGTGTTGCCCGGTGGACAAAATCTTGGTGAAATTGATGACTTGAAATACTTCAATAACAGATTAGCACGTGGACTACGTGTTCCAAGTAGTTACTTACCTACTGGTCCTGATGATAATACAACACCATTGAATGATGGTCGTGTTGGCACAGCCATGATTCAAGAGTTTCGTTTTAATCAATATTGCGAACGTCTACAAAAATACATGAGCAATAAGTTAGATGAAGAATTTAAGTTATTCTTACGTTGGAGAGGTTTCAATATTGATAGTGGATTGTTCACATTAGAGTTCAATCCACCACAGAATTTTGCAAGTTATCGTCAAAGTGAGTTAGACACCGCACGTGTTAACACATTTAGTACGATGGAAGCGTTCCCGTACATCAGCAAGCGTTTTGCAATGGAAAGATTCTTGGGCTTGACAGAAGAAGAAATTAATAAAAACGAAACATTGTGGCGTGAAGAAAATGGTAAAAATAATACCGATGAACCTGAAGGCCGTGATTTACGCAATGTTGGTATAAGTGCAGGCGGCATTGATGCGGATTTACAAACCGCTGATGCTATAGAAAATCCTCCACCAGAAGGTGATGAAGCAGGTGGACCAGAAGTTGCAGGCCCAGTTGCAGGCGGACAAGCAGGTAATCAACCTGCAGGAACACCAGCACCAACAGGAATGCCAGTTTAAGATAAATACTATCTATGAAACTAATGGAAATGTTCGATGCAGCCATACCAGGCTATCAAGATGTTGCAGATGACAACAGCAGACCTGAATGGAAAGAAAGCCGCAAGACAAAATTAACATTACGTCAAATAAGAAAATTGCGAAAAATGATGGACGTTCGTAATTATGAAAAACAAATGCACATGAAAAAAGTCCAAGAACAATATGGCGCGGCAGGTGCGGCCGCAGCCGGAGCCGCTCAACCTACTCTATAAATCCATTATTCTAAGTAAAAACGTAAAAAATACGTGCTTATTGAGTAGTTTATATAACTACTCACTAAATAATTCTACAAAGCCATTACTTAGGAGAATATCAATGGACAACAAAAAATTTGAACAACTTATTGATTTGATTATCAATGAGAACGAAGAACAAGCACGTGCTTTATTCCATGACATCGTAGTTGAAAAATCCCGCGAGATTTATGAAAACATCATGTCCGAAGAAATGGAAGAAGAAGGCATGCACATGGGTGGTCAAGTAGGTGAAATGATGGACGAAATTTCCGCTGAACAAGAAGGAATGGTCGAAGCCGAAGACGAAGAAATTGATTTTGATGATGACGGTGATGAAGAAATCATTGATATCGATGGTGAAGATGAAGACCACGAAGAAGAAGAATTAGAAGACCGTGTTACTGACTTAGAAGACAAGTTAGATGAACTAATGGCAGAATTTGAAGAAATTATGGGTGACCATGATTCTGATGAATCTGATTCAGAGTTTGATGACGAAGCTGAAGAAGACGGTGAAGAATTAACACATGACATGGAACAAGGTCATGATGAAGAAGACGCTATGATGGAAGCTATCACATTAAAGAAAGTTTCTGTAACTCATGGTGATAATGGTGTACAAAACAAGTCTACAGTAACATCTAACTCAGGTCAAGCTGGAATGGACAGTCGCCCAGTAAAATTCAGTGGCGGCACAGAAGCTAATCCAACTGGTCCTAAAGGTCCAAGTAATGCTTACTCTAAGGGCGAAACACAAGTTAAAGATGCAACTAAGTGGAAAAACGCTCCAGCACAAAACAATGCTGACTTAGAAAGCACACCAAAGCCAGTTACGAAAGACGGCGCAACAGGAACAAAAAGCCCTGTAGCAGAGTCACGTAAAACTGTTAAGCGTAGAGTATAAGGAATCTGAGAGCAATGGCTTTGTATCTCAAAGAACACTTAACTTTTGACCGTGCTAGCATGGTCGTTGAAAGTATAAGTGAAGGCGATAAAAAGAACCTTTACATGAAAGGTATCTTTATCCAGGGCGGGGTAAAGAACGCAAATGAGCGTATTTACCCTGTTTCCGAAATTGAAGCCGCAGTACAAACATTAAACGAACAGATTTCAGAAGGTCATTCAGTATTAGGTGAAGTTGACCATCCAGATGACTTAAAAATTAATCTAGACCGTGTATCACACATGATAACAACTATGTGGATGGATGGTGCTAATGGTTATGGTAAGTTAAAGATTTTACCAACTCCAATGGGGCAATTAGTTGCTACAATGTTGGAGAGCGGTGTGAAACTAGGCGTATCAAGTCGCGGTAGCGGTAACGTGAACGACATGAACGGCAAAGTAAGTGACTTTGAAATAGTCACAGTGGACATTGTTGCACAACCAAGCGCACCAAATGCGTATCCAAAAGCAATCTATGAAGGCATGATGAATATGCGTCATGGTCATAAGTTGTTGGATATTGCAAAAGATGCTCAGGGCAACAAAAAAGTAGAAAGATACCTGAAAGAGGAAGTAATGCGCCTCATCAAGGATCTTAAAATTAAATAAGGGGAATAAGCATGTTTGATGCTATCAAGCCATTACTTGAAAGTGGACTTATTAACGAAGATGTAGGCCAGGCTCTAAATGAAGCATGGGAATCTAAGTTAGTTGAGGCACGTGAACAAGTACGTGCTGAATTACGTGAAGAATTCGCACAACGTTATGAACATGACAGAATCGTAATGGTAGAAGCCCTTGATAAAATGGTTACAGAAAGTCTATCAACTGAAATTGAAGAATTCCAGTCTGAAAGACAAGCAATGAACGAAGACCGCGTAAAAGCTAAACAGCAATTACGTGAACACGCTACAAAGTTCAATGATTTCATGGTTACTAAACTAGCTGAAGAAATCAAAGAATTACGTGGTGAGCGTAAACTACAAATGGAAAATCAGCAAAAGCTAGAACAATTCATCGTTCATGCTTTAGCACGTGAAATCAAAGAATTCTCACAAGACAAGAAAGCAGTAGTTGAAGCTAAGGTTAAGTTAGTTGCAGAAGGCCGTAAACAATTAGAAGCATTGAAAGCACGTTTTGTTGCTGAAAGTGCAGGTAAATTGAATAAGGTTGTAACTACTCATCTTAAAGGCGAATTGAGCCAGTTGAAGGAAGATATCAAAGTTGCAAAAGAAAACAACTTTGGACGTAGAATTTTCGAAAGTTTCGCAAGCGAGTTTTCAGTTACTCATTTAAATGACAAAGCTGAAACACGTAAACTAATGAATGCTCTACAGTTAAAAGACCAACAATTAGCTGAATCTATCCAAACACTTAACCAAACTAAAAAATTGGTTGAAACAAAGGAACGTGAAGTCCGCATTATTAAAGAATCTAATCAGCGTGAAAAAATGATGAGCGATTTACTTGCTCCATTAAATGCTGAAAAGGGAAAAATAATGAAGGATTTACTAGAAAGTGTGCAAACACCAAAATTGCAAGCCACTTTCGATAAGTATCTACCAGCAGTTCTAAATACTGGCGCAACAAATAAGACTAACAAGTCTGTTTTAAGCGAAAGTATTAAAGAAGTAACTGGTGATAAATCTGCCAAGAAACAAGAAGTTGATATGGATCAACGTGATAACGTTATCGATATCAAGCGTCTGGCAGGGCTTTAAAAAAAGACATAGATTAGGAGAATATATAATGTCAAAAGTTCTATTAGAAAGCCGTTGGGACGAGACCAAAGAAGCTCTGTTAGAAGGCTT